ATCACGAATCCATGTGTAAAAAAGACCGGATATCAGGTCATACAATCATCCTATACGGCAGCCGCCCGGAAGAATGGTAAGAAATATCAGCTGATGATGACGGAGGTTAACCGGGTATCCGTCATTGAAAAAGGCCAGGACAGCGGAGTGATACTGACCGGAGATTCCAACTTGTCAGATGCTACTTACAAGACCACCCTTCAAAACCTTGTCAACAAGGTTTTAATCACCAATCAAAAGGGTACCGTAGTGGGGATCGTGGAGGATACAGAAAGCCAGGCGGCCTATGGAACCATCCAGAAAGTCCTGGAACAGGAAGAGGGAAAGGACGCAGCGGCGGAAGCTAAGAATCTGCTTCATGGAAGTGATCCATCCGCTACGGTCACGGGCATCCCGGATGACATACGGGCGATGGCCGGATATGCATTGCTGGTACAGGAGGAAGAAACCGGGCTGATTGGCCAGTTCTTTATTGAGAGTGACAGCCACAAATATTCCAATGGGGAATCTACGATGAGCCTGACCCTTGCATTCCAGAACCTGATGGATGAGGTTGAGATTGATAAGCCATCCGAGGACAAGAAACAGAAGCGAGGAGGATGATATGGGAGGATATACAGCAAAGCTGGCAAGGCGTATTAAGGAGCAAGGGGCAGGCGGAAGCAGTCCCCTCATCCTGGCGGAATATGTGTCGCCATCTGCCATCCGGATTGGTGGGGAACTGTTCTCACATAATGTTCATGGAAACCCACAGTGTGACGCAACGGCCGGAGATACCGTGCTGGCGGCCCAGATAGGAAGCTCCTTTTATGTTATCTGCAGGGAGGTGTGACATGGGAGTATTTCCATTCATTAATACTGAGACAGTCCAGGAAGCCGCGTCCAAGAAACTTCCCTTGTTCCGGGAATATGCGTATGATTTTGAGAAACACTGCCTGAAACTGGATGATGATGGCAGGACCTATCTGGTCCAGGGGAATGAGGCCCTGCGCATCTGGATTTATTTTGCGTTGGAAACAGCCAGGTACCGATATACGGCCTATGATACTACGTTTGGGAGCGAGATAGAGGAGCAGCTGATAGGCCAACCGATGAACGATGAGGTGACCCAGATGGAGCTGGAACGGTACACAACGGAAGCACTGATGTGCAACCCTTATATAGAGGAGCTATCGGAATTCGATTTCGTGCTGCAAAAGGATGGAATCAAGGAGTCATTCCGCTGCAGAAGCGTGTACGGTGAAGAAACCATACAACATGATATAAAGGCGGTGAGGTAATGGAGCTGGAATGGAGCGCATCGGACATCCTGGCCAGGCTGAAGGCTGGGCTGAAAAATGAGGACACCCGGATTGAAGGGAGCTTCTCCATGGATAACATGCAGGCCGTGTCTGAGGAGCTGGCCCGGTACAACAGCATGCTGATTAAACCCCTGTGGGATGAGATTGACCTGCGGATTGACGAGGTCATCACATCCGGAAATGAAAATCACTATGCGTTCTGGGCCAGGCAGGTAGAAAACGCAGAAGGGAAACGGGTTATCGGCAGCGCGCGAGTTCATGGAGTTAGAGATGGGTCTGGAATTGTACACGTGGCCCTGCTCACGCCAGAGGCCGGAGCACCTACACCAGATGTGGTGGAGCTGGTCCGGGCCTACATTGAGACCCAGAGGCCGGTGGGAGCGCAGCCGGTCATCCGTGCAGCTGAGGCAGTGGAAGTGACTATTAACGGCATCATCGAGCTGCAGGAAGGGGCGGATATGGAAAGTGTCCGCGCCCAGGCCGGCAAGGAGGTAAAATCTTACCTGGCGGAAGTTGCCCTGGAGGGAAAGAAAGAAACGGTATTGAATTACTATCGTATTGGGATGCTCATAGGCGGGACGCCTGGCGTGAAGGAGATAGTGGAATATACCGTGAATGAAGGGGGAGAGTCCATGACAGCGGACTATGACCAATTTTTCACATTGAAAGGACTGACATTAAATGCTTCTGGATGAAAAAATGCTTCCGGGAATTAAGATACGGATTCCTCAGATGGAGGACCTGCTCCAGGCGGAGCAGGCGTATCTGGGTGTGATCTTGGAAGTGGCGGAGTGGCTGCGGGAGAGGATGATACTGTTAAATGAGAAAGTCATGAACATCCCAAACCTGAAGGCCAAGATAAAACAGATAACCGGATGGGACTGCGAGATACTGGAGGATGCGGAGCATCTGACCCTGACTATCCGTTACTATTTTGATGCCAGGGAGCCAGTCCTGGAACAGGAGGAGCGCATCATGAAGTATATCCCAGCCCATCTGAAAGCGGTGCATGAATATCTGCAGCGTTATGCAGGGAAAAGAAAGCTGTATGCGGGCACCACGCTGGGAACCTATGTAAGATACATAGGACGGCCACAGGAAACGAATGGGCACCGGGAAGGGAAGGCCCATGTCAGGGTACAGGGAAATGTGTACATACATACAAAAATGATTGTATATCCGGAGGGAAGATAAGATGGCAAATGAACATGCAATTCAGGCAACAGGAACGTTTGTTGTCAGTAAGGGATTTAGGTTGCTAACAAAGCTGGCGGCATCCCAGGGAAGTCTGCAGTTCACACGGGCTGCCGTAGGGACCGGTAAACCGCCGGAGGGATATTCGCCGGAATCCATGATTGGCCTGAATGCTTATAAAATAGATGCGGAGATAGCGGATTACGGGGTACAGGATGACATGGCCTATATCACAGTACAGGTGAGCAGCGACAACGTAACGGAAGGATTTCTGGTCACAGAGGTGGGGGTATTTGCGGAGGATCCGGATGAAGGGGAGATACTGTACGGGTACATGGATATCTCAACGGATCCAACCTATATCTATGCCAATGGGTCCACGAACCGGTCGAAGTTCGCGGAGTTCACTCTGTATGTACTGGTTGGCAGCGTGAGCAATGTGATAGCGGCGGTGACACCGGGAAGTATCATCACCAGGGATACTTTTACGGCTGCTAATCTAAAAGCGATAGATACTCATGGGATACTTGGAGGAGAAGCGGGTGCAGAGACCACCGGCCAGGGTCTGATAGACGCCCTTACAAATAAGCTGCTGACCGAGTTTGTAACGAACACCGTTTTAATGGAACGGCTGGGAACGTATGTCCTTAAGAGTAAGATAGTAAATGATTTTTTGTCTACGGATGAGGAAACAGTGCTATCGGGGCCGATGGGAAAGCTGCTAAAGGAACAGCTTAATGTGCTCAATACCAATCTCACAACATTGTATACCACACGATGGACCAATAATGTTGATAAAATAACTGTTGGCCCCGGCACAGTGGTTACAACAGAAATTGCTGTACCGACCATATCAGGATATACCCCGATAGGCGCAATAGGGTTTAGTACAAAACAAGGGCTGTCCGTATATCAATGTAGCATTGACGGCCAGAATAAGGTCGCGAGAGTATATGTATATAATGGAACATCATCTACCATAACAAATGAAATAGGACAGGCTGGTATACACATATTATATCTGCGTAATTTCATTAAATAGTCATTAGGGATTATCTAATGGCTATCAGAACACCAGCCAGGCTTATATTTGCTACACTAGATGCCAGATTGCATCCATTAACATATATCTGTTTGGATTCATTCTGCCATACGCAGGTACTTACATTAACTTTGGTGCAATTGTCTCCGGGTGCATCTGTCAGAACCGGAAAGGCCCATATAACATCCGTGGTATCTATGTCAATTGGTATTATACACATTAATTACGAAAAATTCAGGCCCGCAAGGGCCTTTTATTATAGATAAATATGCAAATCAAGGAGGAAAAAGTATGGATGTAAGTACAATAATGCAGTACGTATCGTATCTATTGATTGCCATTGGGCTAATGGCATTCCTAGTGTCAGCCATCACACAGGTCATTAAATCCTGGCCAGGACTGGACAAGCTACCTACACAGGCGGTAGTCATTGTGTTATCTTTGATACTTTGCCCAGCTGTCTTTATCGCACTGATGGCGTGGCTTCACCACCCTATTGTCTGGTATACCGTATTTGCTTGTATGATTGCAGCCTTTATCGTAGCATTGGTGGCATTAGACGGATGGGAACGAGTGACAGAGATATGGAAACGGACAAAACCACCCAAAACAACAGAATAATGATTTATAAAAGATGAAGGAGGAAAGAAATTATGGCAAAAACAACAAACAAGCATGCAGCAAAACTCCCCGGCAATGGAGGATATGTGGATGCAGGGCCTGATTTGGGCGCAAAGCAGCCGACCCCTTATCTGTATGATGCCCCTTCAAATGTTCCACATCCAGAGATACACGACAGTGGCATAGGTGGCCCCAGTGATCGTGAAGAAAATGGTATAGATGACTGTGAGGAATAAGATAATAGCAAGGCCTTGGATGACTCCCAGGTCTTTGAGATTGGAGGTAAATACCATGAGTAAAACAGTAGCAGGATTAATCCAGCATTGTAAGGACAAGTTGGGCACCCCTTACGTCTACGGAGCCAAGGGAGAGGTCCTGACACAGACCATCCTGGACCGCCTGGCCCGGGAGAATCCAGGCACATATACATCCACCTATAAGGCCAAGGCCGTCAAATACATAGGCCAGCACTGTACGGACTGCTCCGGCCTCATCAGCTGGTTTACCGGGCACATCCGTGGCAGCTACAACTATCACGACACGGCCACGGAGCGGATGAGCATTGACCACTTGGACGAGACCATGGTCGGCTGGGCGCTTTGGAAGCCTGGGCATATCGGAGTGTACATTGGTGATGGCTGGTGCATCGAAGCCAAGGGTATTGATTATGGCACAAAAAAGAGTAGGGTATCTGCCACGCCCTGGCAGAAGGTACTGAAACTCTGTGACATTGATTATGCGCCGGTCCCGGTGACATACACCCAAGGCTTCCAGCCGGCGGCAGACGGGCAGCGCTGGTGGTACCAGTTTGCAGACGGCAGCTATGCGGCCAATGGCTGGTACTGGCTCCAGGAAATGGAGCGAAGGACGTGGGGATGGTATCTGTTTGACAGCGATGGGTACATGCTGACCGGATACCAGGCGGACCCCTCCGGCGAGGCATTTTTACTCTGCCCCGTCAAAGGCAGCAACGAGGGTAAGTGCATGATTACAGATGCAAGAGGTGCGCTCCGGATTGCGGAGAAGTACGACATGGTCCACCATCGGTATGTGTTTAATTGGTAGGAAATAATAGATATTTAGACATCTGTCCGATTACCCCTTAGAAAGGACGATGGATGAATAGTTTTATTGGATGGATTGGTGGAAAGAGGTTATTACGCAAGGAGATTCTAGGACGTTTCCCGGAGGATATCGGACGTTACATCGAGGTATTTGGAGGAGCTGGCTGGGTGCTCTTTGCAAAAGAGAAGCAAGCAGGTCAGCTGGAAGTGTACAATGACCGGGATGGGAATTTAGTCAATCTGTATCGCTGCATTAAATATCATTGCAGTGCCCTGCAGGAGGAGTTGCAGTGGCTTTTATCCTCTCGCGAACAATTTTATGATTATAAAGCGCAGATGGATATGAGGGGATTGACAGATATTCAAAAAGCTGCCCGTTTTTTTTATTTGATAAAAATAAGCTTCGGGTGCGATTACCGCACATTTGCAACTTCATCTAAAAGCATAGAGAATGCGATGGATTATCTGGGGAAAGTCCAAAAGAGGCTTCAGGGTGTGGTGATAGAGAACAAGGATTTTGAGAATTTGATAAGTGTCTATGACCGGAAGGATGCTCTGTTTTATCTGGATCCTCCTTATGTAGGGACAGAACGATATTATAGTGCTGCCTTTAGTATGAAAGACCATGAGCGTCTTGCAGATGTCTTAAAACATATCAAAGGAAAGTTTGTTCTTTCCTATAATAATGTAGCATGGATACATGAATTGTATTCTCAATATCCTTGTAAAGAAGTGACGCGTAACAATACATTGGCTGGAAATGCAAGCAATCGCGAGAGATACAAGGAAGTAATCATAACGAATTTCTGAAAAATATAACGATATTCGTTATAATATAACAAAACAGAAAAAAGACCTGTCGAAAGCGGTAAAATCATCCGTAAGGGGTGATTGGATGGTCAGAATTCATTTATCAAGGCTTCTTGGAGAGAAACGCTGGAGTCAGGCAAAATTAGCGAGAGTGACAGGAATCAGGGCGTCAACAATCAATGACATATACAATGAATTTGCTGAACGCATCAGCCTGAATCATCTTGACCGAATTTGTAAGGCATTGAATTGTGATATTTCAGATATACTGGAATACATACCGGATGAGCCATGATAATGAAGAGGTAAAAGGGCGTTTGATAGGAAATAAAATACCTTTCAAATGTCCTTTTATTTTTTGCTAATTTTCAGAAAGTAGTTGATTTTTGCAATTTATGCGAAAAGCTTTTGGGTTTTTCGCGAAAAGCTACAGCGGCATATAGGAGGATGCCGCCATGTCAATTTTAGTCATTCACAATAGCCATGAGTTACACCAGTTAAAAAAAGCCTCGCCCTTCCTCTGGGGGAGTATGAGTATCTATCAGTATTATCGTTCCATCTAAATCAGAAGAATAGTAGGTGTTTTTGTCGCGCCAGTTTCCCATTGCGGGGAGCTGGCGCTTTTGGCTGTCGATTTTTTGGGAAAGCTCCCGAAGTATGTCGCTGCCGATCCCCGCCTCCTTTCGATTCACTCATCAATCGCCCGTGAATCGAAATGGAGGTACATAATGAAGAAAGTCAATCTTAGGGACCTGTATCCCAATGTTTATAAAACTGACCACTTTGTAGAAGTAACAGAAGATGTGCTGGAGACGATCCGAGCCGCTGAGCGAGCAGAAGCTGCTTATGACCGGAGGATGTATCGCTATAAGGCGCACTACTCCCTGGATTGCGACAACGGCATTGAAAACGCGATCCTGCTGAAGCCCCAGTCCCCGGAAACGCTTCTGGAGGAAAAGCAGCTGCGGGAGCAGCTCTACGCCGCAGTGATGACTCTGCCGGAGAAACAGG